ATGTATTTATTGATATAGAATTGTTCTTCTTTAAGTAGTTGTTTTCTATCAGGTTTTTTATCAAATATCATAAGTATTTTAAAGGTAGGTAGTTCCATATTTATTGCTGCGGTTAAGTCTGCATTGGTAGATGGGTTTACTATGTGACTATGCCATCTATTCATTATATTAATAGAACTTCCAATGTAGATTTTATCATCCCATTCTAATGAATATATTCCACTTATCTTCTTTTTGTAGAGGCTCATTATATTCCTAATAAAAGTATGGGGCATTTCTGCCCCTATATTTTAAGTATTTATTTATGATAAAAGTCAAATACTGTGTCTTACCTCCATTTATTTAGACCAAGTGCGGGGAAGCGATCTCTGGTCATTATTTGTCCTGGAATAAACTTATTTCTTTGAGTAAACTTGGTTGCTAAATTAAATCGTATTTTAAATCCGTCTGCTTCTTCTTTTTGATTTATAAGCCATACTTCAGGACCAAAGTAACTTCCACTGGCTATATTATCTTTAGTGGTAAGATATCGTCTTATAGTTGTTCCTAATAAGTTGTCATATTGTTGTGTGGCTGCTAATAAGGTTCCATCAAAGTCTGGTATTGTTAGGGTTGGTTGAGGTGTTCCGCCTGTTCCGTCATATTCAAATCCTTCACTAACAAATGGAAGACTTACCCAATCAACACCAAGGAAGCTTACTATTGTATCAAAGTTATTGTCTATTGAGTTTATTACTCTATAGAAGCCAGCACCATATGGAGTTAGGTCTAGTTCTAAAAACTCGCATAATCCATTTATTCTTAAGTTGTTGGCTGTTTGTGCTACCGTCATATCTTATATCCTTTATTCATATCTTCTTTTAAGTGTACCAGTTACTCTATGATAGTTGCCATTTATTCTAATAGGATCAACTGTTAGATTACTTATTCGCACTTTTATTGTACTTTCATTAGGCGGAGTAAAATCATATATTGCTACTGGATTACTTCTATAGGCACTTACTAAAGCTGTTTTACTGCTTGCTGGAAGATTCCATACCACATTATAATCAGTATCTAATGGATTAATACCATATGTTACTTCCATGGTGTAACTGCCTGTTTTCATTTCAAATAGGTTTTCTGTGTGGGTTTCAGTTATTGCCCAACTTAAGCTGCTTTGATATGGTAAGGTTGCCATCTTTATATCTCCTTATACCGTTACTCTTCTTTGTGGAGTTGCGGAACTTCTTCCTCTTGTTGCTTGTTTGTTCATAGTGTAGGCTATTCTTTGGTCAACAGTTCTATTAAACTCTTCGGCAAATGCTCTTGCATCTGCTGGTGATTGGTTTGGTCCTGGATTAATGGTTGTATTAAATATGTTGGTTACTCCACCGCCACTTCCATCAGCAGCCACACCAAGTTTACCATCTGTACCTCTCTTAAGTGGCATTATTGCTTCTGGACCTGCTTCACCCATAAGTCCTGTTTTTGTTCCATTCATTGGGAAGAATGTTGGAGAACCAACTATACCACCATTAGCGAATGGTATAACATTATTAGCCGCACCAAAAGCATTACCGTTGGCTGATTCTAATAGACCACCAAATAAGCCGCCTAATATGCCACCTCCGCCATCACCACCAAATATTGGACCTAATGCTTTCCATAACATTGCTTTCAATATCATAGCAGTTAAATCTTGTATAATACTTAATGCCATTTGTTTAAAGTTAAGTTCACCTCTAACAGCACCATCTATAATATCATTAAAGAATTGTCCAAATCGACCACCTGCTTGGTTAGCTGCTTCATTAAGGGTGAGCATTTGACTTCTCATACCTTCGGCGAATTGTAAACCTACATTGGTTGCTTCTTCTTGTTTTCTTATTAGTTCCTCAATAGCTTCTTTTTGTCTATTAATTGCTTCTGTCTTTTGAACCATTAGATCAAATTCTGCGGTACCTGCCTCAAATCCAGCATTGGTGACTTCTCTTAATGTTTCAATACTTACAACATTATCCTCTATTGCAGTATTATATAATCCTATTGCTTCATTCAATTCACCATAGTTGGCTATTTCTGTTCTCAATGATTCAGTATAAGATTGTCTAGCATTGGCTATTCGTTCTAAATATTTTTCTTCATCAGTTTTTTCTGCTCCTCCAAAACTACTTTCAGTTGATAATGGAACAAATGCTGGAGTATCATCATCTGGGAATTCAATTGGTTTGTTAAGTTTATCTGCTAATTCTTTTAATTTTTGTTGTTCTGCAGCATACTTGGCTTCTTCAACTAAAAGTGCTTCTCTTTCTGCCCTTAATTTTGAGACGGCGGCTGTTGTTTCTTCTATTCGTTGTTTTGCTTTTTCTTCGTTGGAAGCTATTTGTCCTAATCCACCAGGACCTAATCCTAATCTACCTAATGTTCCTGAATTGGCGGCTTCTTCTTGAACTCTTTTAGCCTCCATAAGTGCTTCAGCGGCTTCAGCAGCTTCTCTGGTTGCATCTGTTAGGCTTTTATCATTTCTTGCTAATCTTAATCCTATTGGTGCTTGTATTAATCCAAACAATTCTCCAATACTTTGAACCCATTGAGCTATGACTGGTAATGATCTAATAAGTTTCTGAGTAAATGATAATATTTGTGGTGCTAATTTTGCTAATGCTCCAACTAGTTGATTTTGAACTATATTCCACATTGCTCTTAATTTAGCAGAAGCATCTGAGGCTGCTCTAACAGTGTCATTACTCATAACACCATTCATACTTCTTAATCTATCTTCATAATCACCAATTGAATCACCACCTTGATTTAATAGCGGTAATAGTCTGTTTGCTAAATCATCACCAAATATTTTAGTTGCTAATGCCGCTCGCTCACTTGGATCAACAGTATTTTCAAATGCTCTTGCTATATCGGTTAATACATCTGCAGAATCTCTTATACTACCATCTGAATTTCTAACACTTACCCCAATTCTATTAAATGCTTCTGCGAGTGTGCCGCCTTCTAATATGGCTATAGAAATTTGGTTGTTTAATTTTGCTAGTGCCTTATCTGCATCATCTGCTGAACTACCATTTTGGTCTAATGCAAATCTCATTACTTGTAGTTTTTCAGCAGTAGTATTTGCTTGGTTAGCCATATCTTGGAGATTTTCTGCCATATTTGCTGATTTAATAGTTAGGGCTATTAAACCACCAGATAATGCGGCTATACCAGCAGTGAATATTTTTAATGGACCTACTACCCTTGTTAATACGGCACTAAATCTATTTGTTGATTTTCCGGCTTCATCTGCATTCTTTTTAAATTTAGCCATATTATCATTAGCGGCTTTAACTGATTTTTGAAATTCTTGTGTTTTAGCTTGAAGTTCAACTATGAATTGAGTTGCTCCTATTGCAGATAAAGCCATTATTTCTTCCTTTTCAAATTGTCTCTATTGATTAGATCCAATAATTCATTTCGCTTCTTTTCAGTTATTTGGAAGCCTTTACCCTTATTTATAGTGGAATTGGTGATAGTGTCTGGTTCTGACTTGTGTTCTTTATTAATGAAGGCGGAACGAGTTAAACTTCTCCATTCCGCCACACTCATTTCCCAGAACTCATTTGGACTTATTTGGAGACCGGTTATTGCTTGGTAGTAACAGGCTTCGATCGTGTTCTGCTTTTTTTTTCTGGATTCTCTTTATGAGCTTCCTCAACATATTCTTTTATTTCTTCTTTAAGTTGTTTTTCTGATTCATCAGGTTCATCACTAATACTATCTGGATCAATACCACTCATTAATGATATGGCAACTGAATATGCTTTTATTTTAGTTTCTTGACCACCATCAAGTATCCAATCACCAATGGTTGCTTCTGTGTAGGGTGAACTGCCTTTATTATGGCTTAATGCCCAAATACATTTAGTAACATCTGATAGGGGGATATTCATTAATTGAGCATTGATAGTCATTGCTTCAACTGATTTTTTAATAGCAGTTTCTGCTCTTGCCACATTGTCATATGAGGCTCTTAAAGGAATGAGGCGACCACCTAACTCAAATTGGTACTCGCCTCTAAACTTGTTTGGTTGTGTATTCATATCTTATATCCTTTATGGTTTTAGTTTATTTTATTATTAGACAGTTTTAGTAACAGTCATCACACCATCTGATTGAAGTGTAAATGTAAAGTCGTGTCTTTCATTAACATTACCAGTGTGAACTAGTTCTGAAAGCTGCCATGCTCCACTAACTGAAAAACCTGATAGTGTTACCACTGCACCATTCCAAGGTGTGGGTGATTCAAACATATCAAATAATACATTCTGAGCACTTACTGCTGGGTTATAAATACCGCCGCCTGTAAATGTAATACTTCTTTGACTATCAATGTTAGATACCCAACCAGCATTGTCTTTGTTGGTTACATCAATAAGTGCTCTACTGAAGTTTGTTTCAGAAGCGGTTAAAGCTGCGATTGTGTTGAAAGCAGCGGCTGAAGCACCAGCACTTGTGCCTGTTTTAAATAGAAAGTCATTACCTTTAGCAATTGCCATTTTAGTCTCCATAAAGGGGTTGTTATGTTATATCCCTTATTTATTTATATTAGTATTTATATTAGATTTTATAATGGGTGACCACTTTCAACTCTAACTCTATATATTCCGTGTATTATGGTGGGGTCAGCATCATATATGTAGAATGAGTTTGTTTGATAATAGGTAAATGAGTTGCCACTTACTTCAATTGTTTGTCGATGTAGTTTGGTTTTTATTTGATCCAATATAGTTTCAACAGAAGCAGGTGTTCTAGTTCTATCCCATATATCTATTTGAACATCATACACATTTACATCATATGTTTTATCATCAAATAAGGGTCTTTGTTCAATAGTTCCCCAACTTGCGAATGGATAACTTTGTTCATTGTCAACTGTGGATACAAATGAGTTTAGGTTAGATACAGCACTTAATACTGCTGTTCTTGTGGCTGTTCTTAATTGATTTCTTTCACTCATAGTAGTTTACCTATTTCTGTTTGTATCATATTTATTAGAAGAGGTTCCATTTCATTTATGGTGTTGTTGAAAAATGGTTGGGCTCTTTGAAATCGTGTGCCATATTCAATATATGGAGCATAATCTATTCGTTCATTACCAACTTCAATAGTCCATTTGCCACCGTCTTTATAACCTCTAATGGTGTCTCTTAATGCACCAGTGTTGATTGGTACTCTGTCTTTCATTTTTTTAACAACCATTAAGGTCCATTTACCATATGCTTTATCAACAGCCCTATCTATATTGGAGGATAAGTTTTCTAATGTGGGAGTTACTGTGTCTTTTACTACTGTCATGTGGCTGCTAACTCATTTGGTGAAGAGATTTTAACTTTTAGTTTAAGCATCATTCTGTCGCCTATAGGATCTTTAATACTCTCAATGGAATAATAAGTTGGTGTGGCATTAGTAGTTCTTAATCTATCTATATGTGTTAGGTTGTTAATATATTTGGTAGTTAATTCAAACCAATATTCATTAAGTTGTCCACCCAATGCTAATACTTCTCTGTCATTTAGTGGTTTAACACTGCACCATATTTTAGTTCCATCAGTCCA